CTTTTAAACGCCCCGCTCAGCGCGCCCTTTTCGCCCTCCTCGTCGGAGTCGCCGGCGCCATCCGATTTCCAGATCCATTCAAACGAGTTGCGATCCTCGGCGGTGATCTTGATCCCGATGCGGCAGACGACGCGCTTGCCATCCGACCAAGGATATTCGTTCTGCCATCCCTCGGGGCCGCACACCTCGTCGAGCCGGCGCATCACGTCTCTTGCATCCAGGTAGGCAAGCGCCATGCCCTTTGATTTGTCTTTGGTCGTCGGCCCGACGCGCCACGACACGATCCGAGGGTCGAACGGGGCAGCGAGCTTGGCGGCAATGTCGGTCATTTGCGGCGTCCTCCACGACTCGGCGGATCTACGTTTGCTGCTCCACACTTACGGCATGGCCCGTTGTTGTTGTCGTTGCCATAGCCACACACCTGACATTGCCAGGTAATGATTACGGTCTTGAGCCAATCATCGTTGATAACCGGCCATTCTGGTTTGGTTCCACTGGTCATCGTCCCTTACCCTTCCAGAAATTCTCCCAAGCTGAACATGCTACGCGAGCCCGGCCGATGTGCAGGCGGCGCTCCATCTCGGGCTGTGCGTCCCACCACTCTTGCGGTGTGGTCGTCATGTAATATGAGCCGACCGCAAGCACCGGCCTTGCGTGCCAGCACAGCGCCACCGCCGCGGCCAACACGCCGGCGTCGTCTTCCGTGAGTTGCACGTCGTCGGTCATTGTTCTTCTATATTCCAGCCACCCCAGCTGGTAAGTTCGCGTTCTCGCAAACCAAGGGTGCCATCCGATTTGAACAACTTAAGAATTGGCATTTCGGAATAATATCGCGTGCCGTATCTAACGACTTGTCCGCGCTCTGTTTTGCCTCTCTGCGTTCGCGACCATATTGTGCCTAATTTTGCTGTCGACGCTTCGAGCTTGGCCGTCAACAGCTTCTCCTGCGCCGAGCGCAATTCATTCTTTAGGCGACTCACTTGTAACTCAAGATCGTTGATGGTGCTCATGCTTCATCCCCTGTGAATCGTGAGAAATGGAATGACGTTGCCTTGAGTCGCTCCGTCGACTTCGCGCCCTGCAGCCAACTCCGCGGCGATCAGCGTCTTCGATGGTTCGCGCACGATCTTGCAGAATTTATCCGGCACCCGCATTTCGTCCAAAATGATTACTTTTGCTTTGCCGCGCCCGACGCTCACTGTCATATCAATGGCGGACACCTTCTTGAGCCCCGCTTCCTGCATCGCCTGTAGCGCAGCCGCCCGCAGCGACTTCGCCCCATCCTCTAGGCGGTGGGCGCGATAGAGCAATCTGGCGATCAGCTCGTCCTTGATCGCCTTCGCCTGCGCCTCGCGTTCGAGCGCGGCGCGCAGCACAGCCACGATGGCGTCCGGAAGATCGGACATGCCCGCGATGCTATCGGCTAGGGTGTCCTGATCCTCCTCGGGGAACATCGCGCTCACCTGCTCCACGATGGCGCGGTGGGCGGGAACGAGGGCGCGGAGGTCGGTCAAAACGGCCTCCATGCGATGAAATAAATGCCCCACCAAGGGAGCACGCACAGGAGAAATGAACAGGCCAACGACACCGTTGTCGACGCCCGGGCACTACCAGTGTGCCCAAGCGCGGCAGGTATCAGCCAAACGGCGGGGGTTATCAAAAGCCAGCCGATGATTACGCTCATGGTAAGACCCTCTCGATCCACGGCCAGAACAGCGCGATCATCACGCAGGCCATCGTGAGGCCGGCGAACAGCGAGCCGATGCGGTCGATCATTTCAGCCCAGCTATCCGGTCGAGCGCGGTCTGCGCCGCCTGACGCATTGCCTTCTCCATCGCACTCTCAAGCCCAGCTGATCCACCCGCAGGCATCGCGAGGGTTTCCAGCGCCACGATCGCGATGCGCAGCTTACGCGAGCACAGGTTGGTCTCGTCGTTCGCCGCTCGCACGCCGTCTGCAAAGGCGCGGGCCGGAGCGGTCATCATGTCGAGCACGTCGAGCGGGTCGCGCGCTTTGCTGAAATCAGGCATGTCGTCCCTCCATCGGAGCGAGCGATAATTCGCACATAGCGAACGTGTCGTCAAGAGGCATTGTTCGCCCCTTGCGAATTTTCTACGGTGAGGTTATATCTGACCCATGACACTTGCCGAATGGATCGAAGCCGAGGGCATTACCCGCGCAGCGGCGGGGCGCCGACTCGCAATTTCCCCATCGTACATGACCGAGCTATGCCAGCGGAAGCGCACGCCGAGCGCTGGCCTCGCGATCAAGATCAACGAGGCGTCGGGTTGCCGCGTCACCTTCCGCGAGATGCTGGCGGAGCCCGCCGAATAGGAGCCGCCCATGAAAGATGCACCAGCTATCGCCGCGAGGCGCATTGTTCAGAAGTTTGGCGGCCCGGCCACGCTTGCCCGCTATCTCTCGATAGATGGCAATCCTGTACCAGCGTCAACCGTTCAGAGTTGGCAAAACGCGGGCATCCCGGTCAAATGGCATCATCCTGTGATCCTGGCAGGAGCCAGGGCGACGGTGCCGATCGAGCCCGAAGATTTTTTTGAGCCCATTCACGATCCTCTGGCGACCGCCGTGCCCGCGGAAGCGGTACGCGGTATTTTGCGAGAGCGTGCCGATGGCTGACGACCTGGCCCGCACAAAAGCCGAGCGCGACGCGGATTTCGACCGCCGCTACCTGCATCCGAAACCCGAGCGGCGCGCGCCCCAACCGATTCGGGTGTTCTTCAGCAAACTGAGCCGGCGCTTTTACGCAACACGGGCCTATCGAATTGATGCAGCCACGGGTGTCGTGGAGGTAACGGGAGAAAAATTTGACGTCACCAACGATATCGCCAACCTGATCGCTGAGCATCACGTCGAGTTTGTAGAGCGCAAATGACAAAGAGAAAATCAATGCCGCTCGCTGTAGCTGGGTCCCGTGCTATCGATCTATCTGGTCAAAAAATAGGATCTTGGACGGTGCTACTTCGTATACCTGGCACGCGAAAGGAGGGGATGCGGTGGCAGTGTCAATGTGATTGCGGCAATGTAGTGAACGTAACCGCGCAAAGTTTACGCGATAATCGGTCAACACAGTGTTTCGATTGTGGGCGGAAGACCACAGCAGCGGCCAATCGAAAAACTCTGCAAATGCAGTTCTGGCAATATGTCGAGCCTGTTTATGGCGATGTCTGTTGGCCTTGGTTCGGATCGAAAGACCGTCGAGGATATGGACAGCTTCGGGTCAATGGCAGACTGCGCTATGCGAGCCATGTATCGCTCGAATTACATGGTCGCCCCGTGCCGGCAGGTCTGTGCGCTTGTCATAAGTGCGATAATCCGCCATGCGTCAATCCCGATCACCTTTTTATCGGAACCCATCAAGAAAATATGGCAGACGCTTTCCGTAAGGGAAGAATGGATATGTCTGGATTGACTCTCGGTCGGCGAGGCCGTCGTGCAACGACCTGAGCAAATTCTACACAAACAAATCGCAGCGTTTCTGGATGTCGGATTGGGCGGCAACGCGACCTGGACAACCATTCCACTTGGGGGCGGCGGCAAATTGCGTGGAAGCATTCTTAAAGGGCTGGGAGTTAGGCGAGGTTTTCCAGACGTTGCGATCTTTGATGGAGGGCGCGCCCTATTTCTAGAATTAAAGGCGCCGAAGGGCCGGGTTTCGGATGAGCAGACCGCGTGCCACAAGGCACTACGTCGGGCCGGGTGCGTGGTCTACGTGATCCGCTCGCTCGATGAGGCGATTATCGCGCTGCGGGAATGCGGCGTGCCGCTGCGCATAGAGGGTGCGGGGGGATGACGGTTCGCATTCTTATCGGCGATGTGAGGGACCGACTCCGCGATCTCGAGACCGATAGCGTCGACTGCGTAGTGACGAGCCCGCCCTACTGGGGTCTCCGGAACTATGGCGTTGACGGCCAGCTCGGGATGGAACCGACGCTCGGCGAGCATATCGAGACGCTGGTTGACGTGTTCCAAGAAATTCGCCGGGTCATCAAACCTCAAGCGGCTGTCTGGCTCAATTATGGCGACTGCTACGCAACCTCGCCGAACGGACAAAGCGCGGCTGACACGAAGGCGGCAGGCAATGATGACAGGACGTTTCGGGACAAGCCATTCTCGACGATTGGGCCGGTTTATGATCCGGCGGGCGGTGCCAAGGGCGGCGGCCCTCGTGGGGATAATCTGGGGCACCACTCGTCCGGAGGCAATGGTCGCATCGTCGCTGGCGGATATCTGAAACCCAAAGATCTCTGCCTGATACCGTTCCGCCTTGTGATCGCGCTCCAGGAAGCCGGTTGGTGGGTGCGCTCCCGCTGCGTGTGGGGCAAGCCAAATGGGATGCCAGATTCATCGGGGCGTTGGCGGCCATCCGTCGCACACGAGGAAATCTTCCTGCTCAGCAAGAGCGGCGACATTTGGTACGATTTTGAAGCGGTAAAGAAACCTGTAGACGACGACCCCGCTATCGGTGGCCGAGCGAATGGATATGCCCCACCCGGGCAACGCTCACATAGCGCAGGACACTTTGGATCAGGCAAACGCCCCGACAAGCAGCGTGGACACTCTCGCCGTCATCAGGGTTTTAACGACCGATGGGACGGAATGAGCAAAGCCGAGCAGCAAGAGAACGGTCGGCTGCTCCGCACATATGAGCCAGAGGTCTGGCACATCGCAACGGCGGCATTCGCCGATGCCCACTTTGCCACATTCCCCCCGGCGTTGGTCGAGCGATGCTTGATCGCATCCTGTCCCCCAGGCGGGACTGTGCTCGATCCCTTCGGCGGCTCGGGCACGACCGGCATGGTTGCAGATGGCATGGGCCACGATGCGATCCTAATCGAACTAAACGAAGCCTATGCGGAGATCGCCCGTAAGCGCATTGCCGACGTGTTCCGCCCGGTTTGGATTGAACGCAAGTCTGCTCCATCTCAGCCCGATATGTTCGACGAAACCGCTGACGCCATAGGCTCTTACGCCGACGCTGTTAAAGCGATAGGTGAGCGTGTCGCGGCGGGCGAGCCGGTGCCCGATTTCTTCCTGAGCGAGCGAAAGCCATGAAGCCGCGGATGCAGGACTGGAACCACCTGACTGAGATATTTCAACCAGTTGCTGGGTATGAGGGTCTTTATGAGGTTTCCAATTATGGAAACATTTGGAGTGTCCCGCGAGGCTCAACGAATAATCGTCGGTTTGGGGGATATCTACTGAAACAAACAAACGGGCTGTATCCCACGGTTTCGTTGGTCAAAGATGGCGTCGTTAAAAATTATGGTGTTCATACCCTAGTATGTCGCGCTTTTCATGGCCCCAAGCCGCCTGATAAACATGTTGCGGCGCATTGGGATGGAGACCCAAAGAATAATAGAATCGATAATCTCCGTTGGGCAACCGTCGCGGAAAACAAAGCAGATGAGTTGCGGCACGGAACTCGCAATATGCGCCACCTACATACTCCCGAGATGCACGAGATAATTCGTCAACGGGCGATAGAACGCCAAGCATGGCCCACAGAAAAACACGAGCTTGCGGTGAAGTTGCGTGCAAGCGGTCTGACTTACCGTGAAATTGGTGACCAATTAGGTCATTCGGGAAATACGGTGTGGCAACATTTCCACAAAAGGTCGCGAACTCTTAGGAGGAAATAATGAATCGTTCTAAATCATCATTTCCGTTCTTTAGCCATTTAAGTTTGGCCGAAGTCGCCGAGGTCGAGGCGCTGTCGCTGGTGATCGTGGGCGAGATGCCGGTATGGGGTCGGCAGGGTCGCTCCGCGCGTCTCGCCGAGCTGCTGGCGCGCCGGGTGCGGCCGCTGTACGACGATAAACCAACGGACGCAGCATGATTGGCTATGCGAGCCGCACGGGCACTCGGCGCAATCTTGCCGCACTCCGATCTGCAAATTGGCGGCTGCTGATTTCCCGCGCTGGGGTGTGGCGCACCGAGGGGTTTCCGTATGCGCTCGACAATGGAGCTTGGACTGATTTCAGGACAGGCCGCGATTTTGACGCTGAGAAGTTCAGGCTGCTCGTCGATCAGTTCGGCAGCCAAGCCGATTGGATAACGGCTCCTGATGTTGTTGAGGGCGGCTTGGCATCTCTGCGCCTCTCGATGTGCTGGTTGGCACCACTTCTAACCCGGACCCGCATGGTACTAATCGCTGTTCAGGATGGCATGGAGCCAGGAGACCTTGCGCAGGTTGTGATGCCGCGCCGCATCGGCATCTTCCTCGGCGGATCGACCCCGTGGAAGGTCGCCAACATGCGGCTGTGGGGCGAGTTCTGCGCCGATAAGGGATGCTATTACCATGTGGCTCGGGTCAACAGTGCGAAGCGCATGGCAGCGGCGCATCAGGCCGGCGCTGATAGCGTGGACGGTAGCTCTGCTTCTCGATATGCGGTGACGCTGCCGAAGCTCGATTTCGCGGTACGGCAATGGGACATGTGGTCGCCGCCGACCAGCCGAGAGCGGATCATCGCATGGGCAAACTCGCCATCGCCGGATGTGGATAGGCGAGGCGAACGCAGGATGCTCGATCAACCTGTCAACAACCGTTGAGGATGCAGCATGATGCCGGGCGATGTTAAAGCGGCGCGCGAGGTCGCCGATGAGATGATCCGATCCTGGAAGTATTGGGACGTAAGTGCCCGCGACGCAAGCGTTGCGCTCGGCTACACGACGCATCGGCGGGGGTAGGAGCGGGTGCGCAAGGCGCTGGTGCGCTGGTGGCTGCTGCACGGCGAGGTTTGAGCATGAACGGTTCTGCCCAACATTGGGGCCTGTGGTGTCACGGTCGAAGCTGTTGGTGCAACCCGGAATGCAATGGACGGTTTTATCACGCATCCTGCGCGGCACGGATTTATGCCGTTCGTGATCTTCCGCAGTGGGTTAAAGATGCTGGTTGGGAGTTGAGCTCGCCGACCGCATCCCATATAATCGCCGAGGTGTTGGCCCCGGCGACGGGGTTCGGACCCGCAACCTCTCGGTTAACAGCCGAGTGCTCTTGCCCATTGAGCTATGCCGGGACGGACGCTAATCGCAGGATCAAGGCCTTTGGCGCTCGGCAAGGTGGTAATGACACCAAGCCGAGCGCCTCCCGCCTTATTTGACCGGCATTATGATCGTCTCCTATTCCGCTGCGAGAGAAAACCCGGACGGTGGTTCGTCCGGGACATCTGCGCTTGAGTTCGCCGACCGCATCCCATATAATCGCCGACGAGCGCGGGCCACCTCCCATCGACGGATAGGAGTTTGACCCGGTTGCGCCTGTCCCCGGCCACACGATTTAGGTCGCGGCCCGCGCTCGGCCTTCCTTGGGGACAAGGGACAGGAGCGTGCGCGTGCAATCGCCACAGATACCGAACATTGGTTCGCTCGAATATCGGGCGTGGGAGCGGCTGCGCTTAGCCATCGAAGCTCGTCTCAAGCACGATACGCCTGAGACCTGGCGCGCTGTTACAGCCGCTCGGGTGGCGTTCGTCGAGGCGTGCGGGGAATGACGGACGCGCCAGCCGATCCCTGGCCTATTCTGCACAACACCGAGGTTGAGCAGGCCCTGCTCGGCGCGCTCCTCGTCAACAACAACGCCTATGAGCACGTCATCGATATCGTGAGACCGGCCGATTTCTCGCACGGGGTCCACGGTCGCATTTTCGCGTTCATCGGTGAGCGGCTCGGGCGCGGCGAGAAGGCCGACCCCGCGCTGTTGCGAAAGGCATTCGAGAACGATGCCGAGCTAGGCGGCAGCAAATACCTGATGCGGCTCCTACAGGGCGCGGTGTCCGTTCTCAATAGCCCTTCCTACGCCAAGCAGATAGCGGACCTTGCCCGGCGGCGAGAGATCGTGCTGGCCGCGCAGGACACGATAGCGGACGCGGCGGACTTTTACGATCCCGGGCGCTCGGCGGACGATGTTGTCGATGCCGCCGAACAGCGGCTCTACGAGATCGCTCACGCCACGGCAAAGAACAGCGCCGAGGTTGTCGGCACCATATCGCGCGGTGCCGTGGCCGACATCGAGGCGGCCTACAAGGCAGGTGGGGCAACGGTCGTCGACACGGGGCTGTCCGACCTCGACCACATCATTGCCGGCATGGGAGCGGGCGAACTGATCGTGCTCGGCGGTCGTCCCGGCATGGGCAAGAGCGCGGTGGCTTCGACGATAGCCTTTAACGCGGCACACGTTGGCAAACAATCGCTGTTCTTCTCGCTGGAGATGACCAAGGGCGAGTTGACGCAGCGCTGGCTCGCCGGACTCACGGGCATCTCTACCGACCGGCAGCGGCATGGCAATCTTGAGGCGCATGAATGGCCTAAGCTTATCGAGGCGCAACAGATCCTCGCCGGGATGCCAATAGCGATGATCAGGCTCGGCTGTCGGTTGCACAGATGCGGCAGCGGGCGCGGCGGTGGAAGCGCCGCCACGGGCTCGATCTGATCATTGTCGATCACCTGCAACTCATCCGCCAAGGCGGTCGCGTCGAGAACAGGCGGCTAGAGATCGGCGACGCCACGAGCAGTTTGAAGGCTGTCGCCAAGGAGCTTGCGATCCCGGTGTTGTTGTTGTCACAATTGTCGCGCGCCGTCGAACATCGCGACAACAAGCGGCCGATGCTGTCGGATCTGCGGGAATCGGGCGACATCGAGCAGGACGCCGACGTGGCGATGTTCCTGTTTCGGGAGGAATACTACCTCGAACGCGAGCGGCTTCAGCGCAACGCCAGAGAGCGGCAGGACGCTTTCGAGGGGCGTCTGGCTGATCATCAGGCGGAGATCGACAAGGTGCGTGGGCTCGCCGAGATCGATGTGGCAAAGAACCGCCATGGGCGCACCGGCATGGCTCGCGTGGCATGGTCAGGCGAGCGGCAAAGGTTTGACAATTTGGCGAAGGGAGGAATCGAATGAGTGTCCGGGCATCGACATGGGCATGGGACGCAAAATGTCCTACCCCGGCCGCCAAACTGGTGTTGCTCAAGCTAGCCGATCATGCCAACGAGGAAGGGGAATGCTGGCCGTCCCAGAGCAGGATCGCCGCCGATTGCGGTATCCCGCGCGAGACAGTAAACCGGGTGATGAAGGCCCTCGTCGAGGCCAGCTTAATCCGGGTTGAACATCGCACCAACGGCACCGGAAAGCTAGCAAACCGTTATTTTCTGCTATGTGACGTTAAATCACATCCGGATGTGATCTCAGATCACACCCCATGTGACGTGAGGTCACATAAACCTTCAATAGAACCATCAAGAAAGGAAGAAACAACTGCTATCGCAGTTGCAAAGAAGCCAGCCGCTGCGCGGGGCACCCGATGGCCGAGCGGCGAAGGCACCTACCCCGAGGGCAAGACGGTTCCTCTCGAATGGCTCAAGGAGGGTAGGGAGTGGCGGCCCGATCTGGACATGAGCAATCAGTCATACCTGTTCGAGGATTATTGGGTGGCGAAGCCTGGCCCGAACGCTTTGAAGCTCGATTGGCGAGCGACTTGGCGAAATTGGGTGCGTAATGCGAAACCAGATCGACCGGTCAACGGACACGCTTACGGTGGAGGTTTACATTGACCCGACATCCTAACGCACGGGGCAACGGCGCGCTGAGCATCGAGCAGCAGGGGCGCGTGATGGAGATGCTGGAGAGCGGCGTGTCGCAGAAGGCCGTCGCCGCGGTGTTTGGTGTGACCAAGAACACGGTTGCCGGCATTTGGCACCGGCACGGCTCGCCGAGCGCCGATCCAAAGCGCCCGCCTCCGACGACGCTCTTTCAGCGGTGCGATGCGCTGGAGGCTCGGATGCGAGCGGTGCTCAAGGCGACCGAGGGGGTTGGGCGGATTGTGGGATCGGCATCATGACAAAAGGACAGCGTGCGGCGATCGAGAATTATACCCGCAAAGGTTTCTCGGTCGACATGATCGGAAGGCAGATGCGGCGCGTCGGGTGCTCGTTGGAGAGCGCGGAAATCAAGGCGACGATTGAAGCTGCTGGGCTATTGCCGATCAACGATCATTCCATCAGCAGCGGCTTTAGGGCATCGCCGATTGAAATGATGCATTACGAAGACCCGGGCAGGTTAAGAGCCCGCTGGGCAGGTTTGTTGCCCGGGATTAGGGACAGGCTGCGTGCGGAAATTCGGCGCGATCTGCTACGGAAGGGTTAGGCCGACCGCCGGCACGGTAAGCCCGCGATGGATCTGCGCCCAGGTGAAGCCCGGAAACAGCGGCATCAGCGGGCGTATGGCCTCGCGCTCGGCCATGCGCTTGTCGACCGCGGCGTTGGCGGCCTCGAGGATCGCGGCGAACTGCGCTTGCGGGATCATGGCTCGCCTCGGGCTTTGGCGAGAGCGGCGCGAGCTTTCTCGAAGTCCATTGGTTGGATTGTGTCGTGCGCAAAAATCATCGCCTCCAACGCCTCGTAAAGCTCCGGGGCGGAGGCAATTAGGCGGGCATTGGCCTCGCCGGCTGGTGCATAGCAAAATTGCGTCGTCGCCACGGCATCGTGTTCATCATCGATCTGCCAGCATGATCCGTTGTATCGAGCTTTCCATGGTCCGGGAGTTGGTTCGGTCATCGGTTTCTCCTACGATGGCTCAAAATGCCCCAAATTCGAGGCGTG